GCCGTTTGGCTGGGGCATGAGAAATGATTGGTCAAATTATCGGAGCCGTGGGCGGCTTAGCAACATCTTGGCTTGATGGAAAAACCGCAATTCAAAAGAGCAAAGCAGAACTTGCGCTTAAAAAAGCAACGTCAGAAACAGATTGGGAACAATCTGCAATTGATGCGTCTAATAATTCTTGGAAAGACGAGCTTTGGACACTTTGCTTTGTGGCTTTGTTGCTCGCTAATTTTATTCCTAGCTTACAACCAACTATGGAACAGGGATTTGCCAATCTTGAGGCAACCCCCACGTTTATTCAATGGGGAATGTATGCCTCGATTGCTGCCAGTTTTGGAATAAGAACAGTAAAAGGATTTATGAAATGAAACAGAATTTTAATAAATGCTTAAAAATGCTCCTTCATCACGAAGGAGGATATGTTCATCATCCAAAAGATCCTGGTGGGGAAACAAATCTTGGAGTTACACGCGCTGTTTTTGAGCAATGGAAAGGTAGCCAAGTAGTAGATGGCGAAATGAAAGGTTTAACTGCGGAAGATGTAGCGCCTATTTACAAAAAAAATTACTGGGATCGAGTGCGCGGAGATGATCTTGAAAGCGGTTTAGATTGGTGTGCTTTTGATTGGGCTGTTAATTCTGGCAGTGGCAGAGTGAGCAAAGTTATTCAAAGATTTGTGTCTGCTAAACCTGATGGCGCGATTGGGCCAAAAACTTTACAAGCTATTTCTAATCATGATGCGGGTGACATAATTGAATATGTGTATCAACAGCGTCAGAAGTTTTACGAGAAACTAAAAACTTTTGAGCATTTTGGTAGAGGATGGACGCGCCGTAATCAAGAAACTTTAAAAACGGCGCTCGAAATGTACCATCACAATTAATCAATTTTTTCTAAGATTTTGTCTACAAGTGAATGTTTAAGATTTAACATTGCAGCAATTTCGTGGGTTTTAAATTTTTTCTTATGCCAAAATCTTACATCATTTTCTTGCTTGAAAGATTTTGTGCTAAGACGTTGATAGTTTGTTTGATCTGCAAAATACGGACGCCTGTTATACCAATTTATATTATATCTGCGAATATAACTTTGAAAATGACGATAACTTAATCCGCAGATTTCAGCGGCTTGAGCTTGAGTAATTTTAAGAGCGTTTAAAGATTCAAAATAAGCTTTTTTTTCCTCAAACTGACGTTGTTTAAATTTTTCATATGACGGTATGTCGTGCAAATTAATCATAGTGTCCTCTGATATTTTAAAAACAAATAAAAGACGCCGCATATTGCAAAAACAACGGCGATTGCAGGGGATGCCATTGTTGATACGCCAAGAACATAACCAACGGTAAAAGGCGTAAAATCACTTAATAGTTTTGGTGCTTTTATTTGCATAAGTTTTCCTCATTGGCAAAATGACGAGGTTTGTGGAATCGGAATTAACAAGCATCGCCGCAGATAATTGCTCGCGGCGACACTTTTGCAAAAGATTACACCGTTTTGGTGTATCGCAGCCTTTGCAATTCAAAACGGAATATCGTCATCTGTTTGATGAATTGGGGCTGATTGCGGTGCTTCTGCAGCGGCAGCTTGTTGCTTTTCAGAAACATTTAAAGACATGTAATGCATACCGTCTTTTTCTTTGACCCACGCAGCCATTCTTAAACTTGGATGCGTGTCGATAGGCCCAGAAAATTGAGGCGCTTTGTCATTGCCTTTTTGATCGTTGTTAAAAAGAACACCCATACGGGCATACACAACGCGCACAGGATCGCCGCCTTTAGACAGGCTTTCTTTAACGGTAATGATTTTATAATCAGTACCTTCGATGTTTAATTTGCCAGCGCCAGCAAATTGCTGATCTTCATATGGTTTATAAACCACACCGCTGTTTGTGTTGTCATATTCAGTCATTAAAGACCTCCATTAGTTTGTTGTTGAGGGGGTTGAGATTTAATTTTAGGAGAAGACGTTTTTTGAATGGCTTGAGATTTTCGATCTACACCGTCCATTTCGTTAATGGAGGCGTAAGTTCCACCATGCAGCCCAAGGCTTGCTAAAGCGCGACCAATTGCACTTGTTTCACAATTTTCAATTGCGCTTGTTTTATTAACATGGCCTGAACCACGAATTTCCTCTGCAATGCCAGAGCCAATAACAAATCCATTTGGGTCTGTTATTTTTGCTTGAACAACAACACATTTTCCATCGTTTTGAAGAATGTTTGTTGAAATTCCATAAGATGTACCAAACGCCATTCTAAACGCTTCGACACGAACAAATACTTCTGTGTATTTTTTGCCGCCGCGCTGAACAATGCCGTGAGTTCTGTTTAAATCATTAACCTTAGACATAGCGTCTTTAAGGTTTTTGTTTTGAAGCAAATTATTTTCTTCATATTTTTTAAGCAGAGATTGGCTAACGCTTTTTTTCAACGGATCTCTATTTACAAATTCTTGATTAGTCATTCCGCTGCCTCCTGATGGGAGGTAAGCGCTTCAAGCAATTCATCAGCTATTGCGTGTTGTTGCTTATCAAATTCAGCAATTGTTTTATCAAGAATTTGTAAATAATGATGAAAATTATAAAACAAATCAGAAGGCAAATCGCTATACATATACATGTTTGGGCCAACCATTGCCTCAAAAGTTGCTTTAAGAGCTTGGGATTGGGTGTGGATTTGCTTAAGTTGTATATCAAGATTTTCTTTGGATTTATTATCTGCAACTGATCTAACCCAATCACATGCAGTTTGATCGAGAATTGTAAGTTTAAGCATCTGATGACTCCTTGTTATGCTTAATTAAAATTGCGCCACGCTTATTGCGTTTAAGCGTTAATTTAGGGTGATAAAGTTCAGCTTCTGACTCGCTCATAAGAGCTTTAAGTTCGTCTTTTGCTTTGTTGAACGTTATAGCTGCGGGCTGATTGATGATGTATTTATCAACAAGCTCTTGAGCATGATTAGAATGCTCGAGCGAGCGCCGTGTCATGCCGTTAATTTTGATTTGATCTGTGTGAGATCGCTTTTCTTCGACGGGTTTATACCCATGAGGCGGTGATCGGCTTTCAACCAATCGCCAAAACTCGTCACAACGTCTGATGTAATCGTTTTGATAGTCTTGATCAGCTTCGATCCAAGCGCGATCTGGTTCTTTGTTGCCTATGATTACAGATAAACAAGCAACGCTTTTTTTAGCACAAATCATGTGATGTTGAAGCTGCGGCATGTAAAATTCAGCAGCCTCTACAGCGTTTGAGAAGCGCATAGAATGCTTAACTTCTAAAACATAACGCGCATTACCAGCGACAATTATTGCGTCTGTGTGAGCGCCAAGCGGCGTTCCATTATGCGTTGTTAATTTATAGAATTTTTGTTTGCTTGTGGCATGACATGGAAAATCATGTTGAGCAATGCGCTGAGTAGTCCATTCTATATGAAAATCCTCAGTTGCAATGCCAAGCTGCACAGAAAAATTATCAGACAAATCATCAGGCTCACGAAGCCCTGTCTTTTTTTCAAACAAGTCAGACCAGTTTGAATACATAATGTTTCGGGCATCAGACGAGCCGATATATTTTTGACGCATTTTATTTGTAACTGACAAGGCGTTCCTCCAGTTTGTTGACTAAAATTTGACGCAAAAACGCCATGTCACCGAGCAGTGCATCGAGTTTCATTCTCAAATTTGAAAGTGTGGGAAACCAAGCATTGTGTGTCATTTGCTCTTGGCAAATAAATTGAATGCAAGGGATTGGATAATGCAGAAGATTTTTAACATACGTCTGAAACAAAATTTCTAAATCTGTGTCAGATTGAATGAGTGATTGTCTTCGCGTAACAATAAAAAGCTCAAACAAAATTGCTTTGATATTTTTATGTGTTGTTGCGGTTTGTTCAGCAGTTAAAAAGTTTATTGCTTCAATGATTTTGTCATTGTGAAGACGTTTTTCGATGCAATAAGCTTGATGATTAATATGACACAGATGTTCGGTGTTTTTTTTTGTGTGAAATGTTCGCATTTCTAACCAACTGTGTAAGCTTTGGTATTTTTTAGCTTCAATTAAAGAGAGTGCTGAATAAACTTTGTCGTTGATCGTTTTTTTGATAACCGATTTTGACATGACCAGCGGGTCTACGTTCAAGGATTGCTGAGATATTTGCGATAAAACTTGCGTCTCGAGCGGCTGGTTCAATTGAGATTTCTCGTCCGTTGACGAATTTAATAAAGTCATGAGCGGCTTCCTCGCTGTCAAAGTAATGATGGGGATAGGTTTCGGTTAAAATTTGCAACGCTTTGTTACTTGGAAACCAATCAAGCGGAATTGAGACAAAATTTTTGTCAGGAAGTTTTAAATTGAACTGCCAACCAATAGGGCTTCGTTCAATAATATTATTTTTTATTAATTGTTCTAAAATTCGACGCACTTGCGGTGCTGTCATTTTACAACTTAACGCAATGCGTTCTGGCGATGGATTACAAACGCCAGTTACATTGTTTTTAAATGCTGCAAGTTCGTAAAGAACAAGTTTTTGCAGCGGCGTAAAACAATTTAACTCGTTAATAATCTTAAACATTTGGAAGGACATATTTCGCGTCAACCTTTTCGATATTTGTTATTTTAATCGTCCAACGGTTCTTGTTGGTTTTAAGCTTGCGCCAGCCATGGACTTCGATGGAAAAACCCACGGCCAGCGCAAGACACGCGCGCGGCTCTGCATTTATTTTGCGAATGCGGGAAGACCAGCCCGTCGAAGTGACTTGGACAAGTAAAGGAGGAAAATCTTGTTTCAGACACAACAGATCAGCAAAGCCAAATAAATCTTGTCGAACTTTGGTGAATGGAGAAAACCGTTCGACTATTTCGCAATGCCAACCATTATTTCGCAAATATTTGAGGCTGCGCTGTGTTGGGCTCACCACTCTCGATACGATGTGGTTTGTTTTGCTAAATTATCGTGCAAAACTTTAATACGATCTTTTAGCTTTATATTTTCTTCTTGATATTTGAGGTTGTCTAATTTCAAAACTGTTAATTCATCTTGTAGACGTTCAACGTCTTCTCGACGTGGGTTTCTCAAATTAAAAAGTTCTTCGCCTTTAGGATCTGAAAGATTAATTCGAGATCTTGGCGGTTTTACTGCCTCACTTATTTTAAACGGTTTTTTAGATACAGATGTATCGGTCATTGTAAGCTCCCTGAGTTTACAGATTAATTATAAGTAATTGATATTTTTGGCCGTAAACTTAAGATAGTTTACAGAAAAACTGTTTGTAAACAGTTAATTCATTCGGTTTTGGGTACCGTAGGTCGCAAGTTCGAATCTTGCCGTCCCGACCATTGATTTTATTGACTTTTTTCTGTTTTAAAAAAATAAAAAAAAGTTGGGTTTACACCTCAGTTTACAGACAAAACAGCAAATCTTGCAGTTGAGGCGTGTCACACAGGCCCAGCGTAGCGGCCTGTTGACAGGAATCAACCAAAGATTAGCAGTTAGCTAAACAAATCTGGTTGTTGGAGTTTAACAAGAACATCGTCGTTGTTCTCAGGATTAATTGAGCAATAAATCTCAATCATTTTTGCTGCATGTTGAACTGACCAGCCCATAACAAGCGCAATTTCTTTTAAAGTTGCATTTGCTTTAAATAATCTAGTCGCAGCGGTGCCTCGAGCGTCATATAAATGCAAATCTGCTCGAATTGAGGTTTTCTTTTTCCATTTTCCAACTGTCTGACCCAAAATATCAGAATTTTTAATACCCCCCCCCCTTGCTCCAACTAAAATTTGGATTTGATCGTTAGGAAGTGAGGAAATTAGGTCATTTAAACGATTTGTGAGTGGAATACTGACAACTTTGCCGCGCTTTCCAGTGCGCAGCACAATTCTTTTGCCTGTTGAGGTGGTTTTTACATGCGCTTTGTTTAATTTTGCTAAATCTCCTGGTCTTAGTCCAGTTTCAGTAGCCACAATAAGGATATTAGATACCCATTGCGGCGCGATTGCGCAAAATTCATCTATTTCAGCTTGTGTCCAAATTATTTCAGATCGATCTACTTTATATAATTTTTTAATTTTTTGCAGATGGTGCTGAACTAAATAACCTCGATCTAATGCCCATGTCACAATAGCAGCTAAATGGGATAGCCTAGCATCGGCCGTTCGTTTAGAGCGTTCACCAAGCTGATCCCGCCAAGCATATGCTGTTTTGCGTATGCGATAATCGTTAAACGCTTGCAAAGGAGCGCTACCAAATTTGGCATCAATCCCGTCAGGATGTTTAATGCTTCCATTAATATCCTGTTGTGTGCGTTCTGCCAGTGCTTTAAATTCGGGCGATTTTAAATAAGCAATAATAATTTCTCTAAAAAGGTTTTTGCTTGGAAGCGTATCGCCTAAAGCTTCTTTGTATAAAGCAAAGTAAGCAGGGCCATTTTTTTCAACTAAATCAGTTGAAGCCCAAAACCTTGGGCCGCCGCGTTCAATGTAATGATATTCAGCAATTTTACCACATTTAAGAGTTTTTTTAACTCTATGAATATGTTTAATTGCTATCCTCGTCATTTGTCTCAAACCACAGATTTACCTCAGAGTCTAAAACATTAGAGTTTTTATCAGAAAAAACAATTGTTACAATTTCTTCTTTGCTTTTTTTTCTGTAAGTAATTTTTGCATTATCTATTAAATTCTTATCTTGCAAAGCGTCAAGAAGTGATCTCAGTATTGGCATAGACTACTCCTTAATAGTGTAAACTAATAATGATTCTTTCAGTATTCAGGAAACTGTGTAAAGAACAATAGATTTCTTTTGTTACGTTGCGTTTGCAGTTTTTTATTTCCTAAAGGCCCATAATATAACATTTCTACCGTAACTTCCAACAATACGATTACCTGTGTCACGTATTCTTGACGCATTATGTAACTCTGAAATTCTGGGCTGAACCTCACGGTATGTAAGTCTTAAATTTGAAGCAATTTGTTCAGTTGTTTGAGGACTGTTATGTTTCATATAAGATATAATTCTGTGACGAATTGTTTTTGCAGAATTGCGTACTGAATGAGCAGCTAGGCGGCTTGTGTCGCTACGCTGCCATCCAATTCCTCCATTGGCATATGGCATTTTACTATCTCCTTAATCCAAGTAATTGCATCTGCTGCATCACGAGCAGCTTTGAAAATTTCAGATGGATGATTTTCAAGCAGCTCAACCCAATGTTTGATGTAAGCTGCGTTATTAATGTCGGGCTCTTTGGTTATTCCAAACCAGACGGCAAGTTGCGCACTTCCGAGTTCTGCGACGAGTTCTTCCCTTGCCCTTTGTTTTTCCATGTAATGATAGTCAGCATAACATTGTCGAGCGCAGCGATCAGGGACACCAGTAGCGTGTATAAATTCGTGAAGAAGGACTGAATAATATCCCAAATCAGTTTTAAAATTCTCAATGGGAGGGATATTAATGCTATCATCGGTTTTACGATAAAAAGCTGAATTAGCTTCTTTAATTTGTATTCCACATTTGCTGATAAAATTATCAATGTCGCTAAAACGCTGCGTTTCAACCCGAATATCGGCTTTGGGTAATTTGATAAAATCTTCACAATTCTCAGCCGTAAGACTGAGTTGATCGAGGTTAAAGACATTATACCATTTAAGACCGCTCCAAAGATTTTTGTCATTTGGTTCACTTTCTAGTTTTTGTTTAGGTTTGTAATAAAAAATGGGAGTGGCTTTACATGCTTTAAAAGATATGCCGCGCCGCTTGCACTCAGCGGCAGTAATCCAACGCGGATCTGTCCAGCCAAAATTGAGTGCATTAAGAGATGTAGTAATAGTATTAGAACCACTATATTGATGACCAGTAATTGCGTTGCAATTTGGCAAGGGTGAAATCCATTCTTTTGTCCAGTTAAGGCCATCCTTTTTCATAAGACGAATGATTGTTTCAGCGCATTGATGTGCAATGCGTTGTGGATAAGAAATAAATTGATCAGTCATAATATCTCCCAGATGTAGCGCTTGCCTTGCCTCTGCAACGGCCGCCGCTATTGATATTGTTTGGTTTTTTTGTAGAAAACGCTAGTGAAAAGACCAAGATTGAGGTACGAAAATCCTGGTCTTTTTACGGGAAGCTGCGGTTTCTACGGTTCGCTACTTAAAGCTATGAATAGCCATGCTAGGAGCAAGATCGCCCCTAGCAAGTCCGACATTTTAGGGGCCGGTATCATCCCGTTTTTCTATCAAACATTGCATTGTCGTAATCGTTGATAGTGTATCCTTGACCGTCAAGAATATCATCGTTGATTGTACCGTTAGCAATATCGATCTCATCGTTTTCAGTGGTGCTAACACCGTCTGTGAACCGTGGATCTTGTTTGTAATTTGGCTGCGGAATTGCGTCCAAATAAGCTTGAACCTGATTTTCAACAGGCTCTAACTTTTTGTCACTTTCAGCCATCATTTCAGCTATTAAATCAGCGTTTTCAGCATCGGCCAAAGCAAGCCGTTGTTCCTGACGTTCATCCATTTTAGTGTTTTCAGTTTTAAGCTTCGGTGAATTATCCCGATACTCAGGTAATTGAACGTCAAATGTCTCGCCAGTTACGTCATTGTAAACAGTGACAGCAGCGGCAAGTAACCGCTCCATTTCGTTAAGAGCAAACTCAACATTTTTGCGATACTTGGTGGCACGTTCATAAGCGTATCCACCCTTAACACTTTCACGCTGGCGATAGGCTGTTTTTAATTCCTCTTTACGCTGTTCATGTCTGACAGCGAGGCTATTACGTTGGTAATTAATGCCTTTGCATAAAGACATTGCAAAACCCTTTTGCTCAAACTGTACGCGATTGCCCATAACCTCACGGCGTTCATCGCTATCCCATACAGTACCTTCGTATGAAAAGTTCATAACCAAAGAACGAATAAGCATTTCATTGTCGGGGTTTGACAACTGATTGCATTCATTATTTAAAACTTCATTTTCAGTTTTAAGACGATTAATTTCTGTTTCCATTTGAGCTTTTGTAAGTTTAGTCATTTTATTTTCTCCATTTTAAAACAAAAAACGGCCCATCAGAGCGATGAGCCGTGTCAACCCCTGCAGGGGGTTTACTCGGTGAAGAGCCTGATAAGGCCACTTCAAAATTCTATTTCTTCTATATCCTCCATTTTTACGGATACTTTAGTGCTTGGAAGCTTAACGGCTTTGTTAAAGACAAGAGGAACATTGTAGTCATGCTCGTTATCCAAATACCAATAGTCCAATTGGTCGATAACCGCGTCGAGATCGGTAAAAGCTTTTGAATGATAATTAGTCATTTTTAGCCTCCGATTCATTAATATCTGGATGAACGCAAAAAACTTGTTCCCACCCGTCAGGAGTAATGCCTGACAATAGAAACTCACGCTGTTCTGTTGTGAAATCAGGAAATGCGTCTTGGACATTGACAGCGCCAGTGCAGTAATCATGCAAAGCTGCGAAAGTTATGGGAAAATCCATACTGCTTACGCTGTCATCTAATATAGAAT